GCGATAGTAGCGGCAGTTTCCTCTGCTACTTTTTTCGCAAAAGCTTCCAAGTCGATTTTCTCATCAGACATATCTGTCTCCTTTTGCGTGGATTGAGTATCCACTTCTTCCGGTGTGTCACTAGCTACACTAGATGCATTAACATCTTCCTTAGCCAGAGACTGACCGGCTAGATCGACACTATTTATGAAAGTTTTCTTAAACTCCTCGTACTCTTCTTGAGAGTCAAAGGACTTAGCCAAAGAAAAAGTAGCTGCTTGATTACAAGGCACAGAAACTACCGAGACCTCAAACAATTCAGCATCCTTAATCATTAATCCGTCGCTTTCCTTTAGATAATCAGCATCCTTGACTCGAAAACCGACGGAAAAAGCTCCAAGGATACCTTCTTTAACTAATTCACACACGTTGGCGGGAGCCGACTTGCTAATTTTAGCTTCTAGCTCTAGCCCGTTGTCTGTTACCTTAAGTCCCGTTGCACGACCAATAGGACGATCGTAGTCATGATTGAAAAGAATAATAGGATTCTTTTCAAAGTTAGCAAGACCGCCTTTATTCCAGGCTTCTGCAGCGATTACATCGCCTGCTCTATCAGTATCTGCGGTACTTGCCATACCACGAATAACAACAGAGCCGTCTTCAACTTCATGAGACTTAAAGGTAGAAGTTAAGTTAAATATTTTATTCATCAACCTTACCTTTCTTTGCTGTAGTTACAGTCTTCGCCATAGGTATATCTATTTTTGGCGGTTTTGGCTTTTCAATTACAAACTCATTTACCTCTAAATCAGGCTTCTTATTTGCAAGTTCCCAAAGTTCTGGTTGTTCGTTCTCTATGAGCATTAAAGCTCTGTGCCAAGATCCTGCGATTCTATTAATCTCTTTTAGAGTAATCATTCTTGGTCTTTGAGGATGTACTCCATATTCTTTCTGTGTGGGTACTTTTCCTATTTCTGCAAGAAACATTCCTAAGTCTCTTGCTAATCTTCGCTTCTGTCCTCGTGTTGCTGCCATTAGTCCTCCTGTGACTCTTCTGGACGACCCCCTTCCGAAGGGTCTGCGGCACTACCCGCTATATTTGCTGGTATTCTTAATTCGTCCTGCCCTTCGATAGGATCATAGCCAAGCTGTGATCTAGCTTCATTTGGGCTAAGTATTCCTGCATTTACAAGAGATTGATAGTATTGTGACTGATCTCTTAGTTCTGGTTGAAGTGCAGGAATTCCAGTTACATCTTCTCGAATAACAAATCCAAAGTATCTGCTAAACGCAAAATTCATTTTACGAACTATTGGGAGAACAGTCTCCAAGTAGTATAAACGCATATTGGGACGAATATTAGCATTGTTTCCTGAATCCAATAAGATGGGAGGTACTCCAATAGCTTTAAGTATAATCTTCTCATTTTCAGTGATTGCATTTGTAAAGTCAAGCTCTCTAAAGTTTACATTTGAAATCTTGTCAACTTCTAGGCCACCATCTAAAATAAGAGGTCTTCGACCTCCAGAGTCCGGTCTATAACGAATAGACCAAGACTGTAGCATTCTTTCTTTGATCTTTTCTGAGAGAGTGTTTGGCGACTTGAGTACAAGGCCTGGAACTGCTCCATTCTTAAAAAAGTTGTCTTGAAAAGATCGCATATTTGCCATTAGTTCCATAGTACGAACTGCTGGCTTTAATCTTGAAACTCCTCGATAAATATCATGAAAAGAGTTTTCTTTTATATGTATTACTTCGTCCGGGCCATAGTCCACATCATTGTAAGTATATTTTTCAATATAAGTTTTACTGTCTGCGTGAATTGTTACGTTATCGGCAGGTAGGTGATATAGATGTGCGCCATCGAAATATACAAAAATATTACCATCAAGAAGATAGTCTGTAATAAGGTTTCGCTTGAAAGTGCTTATGTCCTGAAACAGGTTTGGCTCTGTGTTTAACAGAGTAGATACTTTTGCTCTTTTTACTCCCTTTACAACTCCAGAAAACCCTTCTTGAGTTACTTCTAGTGGAATTTCAGCAGTGTCATCAACTACAATGTTTACGGCTCGGTTTACGATTTCAAGAGTTTCATAATACCTTTCGTAACGTGTTGTAAATTCTCTGGAAGACTGCTTATCAGAACCCAAGTATTGTTGGATAGGATTCAGCTTCTCTTCGACTTCTTGAGGCTGTTGTCTGCCCAAGATTCTGTCATACCACGCCATATTTTTCTCTTTGAATCTCTACCCAGCGCATCTGTTTTTGCGCTGTTGAAAGTTCTGGGTTCCTACCGTAAATTGAATGTAGTTGCAGATGATGATCATGACAGAGAGTAACTGTGTGATCATAAAGTTCTGCGTGCATCTCTTTTATAAACTCATCTCTCCAGATGATTGTGTATTCGTCTGTGTAGTGGTCCGGTCTTATCTTTTTCTTTTCTCTTAACCACTTTGAGAGCAGCGGACTTAAACTATAAAAGTGATGAAAGTCTAATTCTGTATTCTTTCCGCATATTTCGCAGAATTTTCCTTTTTTATATAGTGATTTTGCCTTGTCTCGTATATATTTTACTTTATCTCGTTTTAAGTCCATTTCTAATACCAAAATTATATCTAACTTCACGTTTTATGTCAAACACTATTTTTCCCATGTATTATTAGAATCCTGTGTGCGCGACTTCAAATGAATATAGCGCATATCGTAATGCATCAGCCATGTGCGAAGCTCTGTCATGTTTTGGTTTTTCTTTTGCGAGATTTGGATTTGGATCCCATTGGTATCCATCGAGAGCTCTAAGAACTTCTGAGCACTTACCATCTACAACCAGGTTATCATTGTCTACTATTCCTCCAACATGGGAGATTCCGTCAAGTACAGACTTCTTCGCATTTACAGTAGAAATGCTGTAGTTTTGTGCAAAGTCAAACCGAGTCTGCTGTGCAGCGGAGTCTATATAAATATAGTCAATATCCCATTTTTCGATACGCTTTTGAATTTCGATTGCATGTCCGTCGGTTGTGCGTTCTGCGTCTAAGTATTCATCGAGTACGTAAAACTTTGCATCCGACCAGCAGTATGCTATAACTACAAAAGCCGTGGGATCTCGAAAACCAACGTCCAACCCCGCGAGTATGTCCATCTTTTTAGTTTCTAATTCTGACAAGTCTGCAACACACTTTTCAGAGTTAAACGCCCAGATCTGACCTTCGTAGGTATTGAAATCCGCTTCGTACTCTTGTCTAAATTCTGCATCACTCATGGACTTACGTGCTTCGTCAATATCTGCCTGTGACATCCGGGGATTGTCGAGATACGTTGCGCGAATACTTATCCATTCTGGATACTCTGGATTGAATCCTCTTTCAAAAAATTTAGCAAACCAGTTAGTCTTTCCACGAGGAGTCGAGATGAAAAGCGCCTTCGAGTTTTCTTTGTCGAGAGTCGGTCTCAATGATACATTAAATGCTTCTTCCCCTTCAGAGGTAAGCGCAGCCTCATCGAATATAATTAAGTCGTAAGAACGACCAACACAAGAGTCCACTTGATTTACAGAACCCATACGAATCGTAGAGCCGTTAGTAAGTTCTATAACTTTGTCTTTTGCGTTATCTCTTCGTACTTCTAGGTCAAAATGTTTTATAAGATTTCTTTGCAGATCAAAAGAAATCTGAGACAAGGAATAATTTGGGGACATTATAAGAATGTTTGAGTTCGGTACCAGAGAGACTAATTGACCTATTATATTTGCTATATATGTCTTGCCCTGGCGTCTTGATATTGCTGCATTAATAAAACGATATTTAGGATTATTAATCGCATTTATAATTGCTACCTGTGAAGGTAACGGTGTTATGCCGAGTAACTCCAAATAAGGACTTACTGGTAACTTGAGAAATCTTGTCTCAGAGTTTAATTCAAACAAAGCTTCCGTGCTTATATCTTGTCTACTTACCTGTACTGTCAATTAACTTCCTCCGGCTCCTATGGCTCCCACCACTATAAACATACCAAACATTGCTGCAAGCATAACTCCTATTATTATAGATCCATCAATTAAGAGTTGTTTGTTTTGAGCTTTTCGTCTGGCTGCTGCGAGTCGCGCATTTCTAATGTTTCTTCTTTGTCGCATCATATCAAAATACAATGCGTCGTTTCCTGTCCAAAGCATTAAATCTTTTAACTCTTTTTCCATTTTCTCCATTCGAGAACGAGCCATTGCGATTTCAAGTGCTTGAGCTTCTACACTCTTTGCTGCAAATAGTTTGGACATTTTTGGAGCATTTTGATTCATTACATCTGCTTCTGAAACACTTTCAGTCGCTTCAAAGAATTTCATAAAATAACCATACATATCTTCAGCTTCTTTACCGGCTTCGACCATTTTCTTTACGCCGCGAAATGCTGTAGTTGCTAAACTCATTGCAGTTGCTATCTCTATCATCTCT